CTAACCCTCCTCAGGCTCTGCGATGAACGTGGAAAGCAGATTTGAGAACTGCCCACGCGACCGCTGCAACCATGCTGAAAACGCCGTTACCTGCTCCTCTGGTGCGGTCCATCCGATCGGCCATCCCATGATCAGCTCGTAGAATTGCGGGTTGGGCGTCAGGGTGCCGATGAAGGAGCTCTTCCCATGCTTGAAGCTCACCCGGACCGGGAGCGAAGAGGGGTGCCCCGCCGTCGCCGCCCGCCATCCGAGAGCCCGCAGGATGAGCCATAGCACCGTCCAAGTCCTGGCCGCTTCGCGAAGGGGATATTGGCCGCCGCTGCCCTCCGAGATGTCGATCGGAGACACCGACCTGATCGATCCCTCCTGCAGAATCAGATCCGGGAAGTAGCCTGCGTCCGAAGCGGTCGGCGTGGGCCAGGAGGAAGAGGCGGCGACGCCGGTGGCTACCGCCCGCCTCTCTCGCCGTGAACAGGCCCGCCTTTGTCGTGTAGCCCAGCCCTCGAAGGCTCGCGGCGACTTCGGCAAAGCCCAGGGACATGTGCCCCTCGACATTTTCGCAGAAGACCCACTCAGGCTCGACCTCTCCGACGATCCGCGCAACGTCCGGCCAGAGGTGGCGGGGATCCGATGCCCCTCTCCGTTTGCCGGCCTGGCTGAAGGGCTGGCATGGATAGCCGGCAGAGACGAGATGAACGCGGCCGCACCAAGGGCGGCCGTCGAAGGCTCTAAGGTCGTCCCAGACAAGCGCCTCAGCCAAGGCCTTGTCTTCCATCCGGGCCACGAGAGCGGCCGCCGCATGGCTTTCCCGCTCGACGAAAGCCACAGTTCGGTAGCTGGGCTCGGCGATGTGGAGACCGAGGTCGAGACCTCCGTATCCGGCGCAGAGGGAGATTCCCCGGAAGTCACTTGGCTCCGGGCTGAAGGGGGCAGGTATGTCCACAAGGCAGGTTCCTCGCAGCCGCTCGATCGGCGGTCGTGGGAGGGCTCGATGGCCTCATGGAATTGAAGGTGCCGCACCGGCGGCACTTGATCTCGATTACTCCTGAAATAGCAGCCGGCGCCGCTTTGAAGAGAAGTGCGCCGCAGCTCGCGCAGCGGTAGCTCGTCTTCGCCAGCGCCGGCCCGCCGTGAGCTCTGGCAGCTCCTCCGGTTGGACTCGACTCCACGTCTGTTCTCACTACGTTCCGCCCGCTCGTGCGCGAGTGGCGGGGTGATTCCGGCATAGATCGGCCGGATCATGGCGGGTAGTGACCGCCGGCTAGGGGCGTTGGCGCGCCCCGGCCACCGCCTCGCGGCGATGGAAAGGAGGAAGTAGGTATGGCACGTCTGAAGCTCGTGCACTTCAAGCTTAAGTTTGGAGGTGGTGGCGCAGTCGGCGTTAACCCTCGGACGGTAGGAGCGATCATCGAGCGCCAAGAGGGAGGCACGATTATTCGAGTTATCGGCCGAACCGAGGACATTGTCGTCGATGCGGGCATCAACGACGTGTGGGAGAAGCTCGATGTGGAGGACTGACCGCCTTCGTTGAACCTCGAACCCGGCTCCGCTATATCGGCGGAGCGGCGCACGCGACGCGGTAAAGCTGCCCACCGTAGCTCGAGGCTTCTGGCCTTTGACGGCTTCGTGGGGGACCGGCAGTCCCCACCGTGCGTCGCACCCTCTCCTCATTCGCCCCTCCGGTCGAGCAGCAAGGTGCCGCGGCGCAGCTCGCGGCGGATCTCGCGCTCCTGGACAACGTGGTAGGTGACCACCGCGGGGTTCGGCTCGCCCGAGTCTACGCGGACGATCGCCTTCAGCATGCGCCCAGCACGATCGCGGAAGTAGATCAGCCGCTCCTCGCCCAGCGCAATGACTACGAGCGCGTCGTGGACGAGGTCAGGCAGCCCCCGATATTCGGCAACGCCGATCTCCGGGTGATGCGCGAGCTGCTTTCTGTAGACGCCGACCGGCAGGACGACGACGCGGGCCGGCGCCGCAAGGCGCGCCTGGTCGTCGGCCGAGAGGATTGCCACCGGGAAGGCGCCCTCGGGCTGGGCGAGGAAGTGGGGGAAGGCCGGCGAATCGACCAGGTCGCGCAGCACCGCGCGGGCGGCGCTGACGTCCTGGCCCGCGGCGCGCTCGAGGCTGCGGATCGCCTTCTCGGCGATCGGCGCCATGCTCGCCTTGCCAGGATTGTAGGCAAAGCCCGGATCGATGCCGGCGGGCACGAGGACAGGCTTGTCGGCGCCGGCCGGCCAGAAAGGCCTGCCGGGCCCGGAGGGCGGCGGCGCCTTCGACACCTCCCAGCCGAAGCTGCGGAGGTCGCGATCGGAAAGCTGCTGGACGGTGCAGCGACAATTCCAGCCGCACGGCGGGTAGTGATCGTCCCACCAAGGATCATCGACCCGCAGGATCGTGCCATGCCATTGGCGGTGGAGCGGCCGCGTGCGGGTGTCCATGACGGCCGAGTAGCGAAGATAGGGCGAGCGGGCCTTGCTCTCCTGGATGCGCGCCCACTGGCCAGCGGCGCGGCTCATGCGGAGATTGGTGTCGTAGATAGTCCTCAGGCGGCGAGCGCCGACGACGATTGGCTGGCTGGTGCCGGTGAGCTCGCGGTCCTCGACGCGGCCCCACCAGCCGGCCTTCTCGAGTGTCGGGATGAGGTTCGCCTGCCACTGCTCGAAGGTGCCGCCATTGTGGACGACGTCGGCGAGGCTGGTGCGGATGTCCTCGAGCAAATCGAGCTTGGCGACCTTGGCGACGGTGAAGGCGCGGCTGTGCTCGTCATGGAGCATCTCGCTCCACTTGACGGTGGTACGCAGCTCCTCGCGCGCGTCGAAGGCGCGGACGGTGTCCTCCGGCGGGAGGGTGATGACGGTGCGGATCGGAACTTCAGCCACTGGCAGCACTCTTCTGAAGCCTGAAACTAGAGCTGAAGCATTGGACGAGCACGCCAGCACCGCGGCGATCCACCCTCAGGCTGGCACTCCACCCACCCGAAAAGGTGGCTTCGATGCGTCGGACCTGCCCCGCCTCGAGCCAGGCGGCCGCTTCCGCCGGATCTTCGTCACAAGCGACGAAACCCGCGTCGCGGAGAATCGCGCCGGCTTTGGAAAGGTCCAGAGCAAAGCGTTTCCAGGCTCGCCGCACGCCGCGGGGACTGCCGATCATGTTAGCCATGCGATCCTCAGTCGTCGTCCTGCAGGAAGGAAGGGGCGAACTCGGGCTCGTCGTCCCCTTCCTCCTCCTCGGCAACGGGCGGCGCCGAGAGCAGCTCGGGCGGGAGCGCGGCCCGGATGCTGGTCGGAAGCTGCCAGTCCTGCTTTGGCTGGCGCGCCGCAGCGATCTCGACCGAGCACGGCGTGAACTGGTAAATCGAGCTGCCGCCGATCAGCACGGCAGGGAGCAGCTTGCCGCCGAACAGCGGCTCGATCGACATGAGCTTCGTGCCGAACCGCTCGACCTCCTCGACCCGTCCCACGATGGTCCGGTGACCGAGGACCTCCACGATTGCATATTCGCCGGCGGGCAGCGCAGCGTCATCCATATCCTGTCTCCTTCAGTGCCTTTGCGATGAGATTGCCGACTGGCTCAGCGAGCCGGCGATGGGCGAGGACCCGGCCCTCCCGAATGGGCTTGGCGGTCGCGAAATCGGCGCCCTTGGCGTAGACGCGGACCCGATAGTCGCCGCGGGTCCGGGTGCCGCCGATGTTGTCGATCACGAGCGTGCCCAGGTTGTGAACGCCGCCCTGAACGGCGGCATAGAGGAGGATCGGAACGACGATCATGCTGCCACCTGGTCAAAGCGAGTCACGTCGTTGCCCCAGACTTCCCAGCCAGGCCGGCTCTCGCGGCCGAATAGCTCGCAATAGGGACCGGCGTAGAGCGCCTCGACGTCGCGATGCAGATCGTCAGGCTTGCGGCTGTGCTCACGGACTGGGGCGGCGATCAGGTTGCGAACCGAATGTGATCGGACCTGCGGCTTGCCGATCGTGCCGAGCAGGTAGAATTCGGCTGCCGAGCGGAAGCAGTAGCCGGTGCCGAATGCCCACTTCTCTCCGGTCGAAGACTGCTTCGCCCAGGCACCGGCGCTCTTGAAGGTGAAGCCCCAGCGGCACATCAGCTCGATCGCGTCCGGCAGCATCGGCGCCGTCGCCCACATGAACAGGGCGCAATCGGGTGCGGCGAGCTGGCTCACCGGCAGAGCCGCGATGTCGGCCGTCCTCATGCAGGAATAGTGGGCGACCGGGTTCTTAGCCTCGCCCGCCGCCGAGTAGTTCTCGAAGCGCCACGGCGGATCCGCGATGATCGCCCCGTAGCGGAGCGGAATCAGGTGACCGAACGGCCAGGTCATTCGGCGCCATCCTGCCCGGCGGTGGCGGCCAAGCGCACGGCGAAGCCGGCGCGCTCGAGGCTGGTGACGAGCGTGCCTTCGTCATCCAGCTCGGCGGCGCGGGCGAGGATCGCCTGGACCTCTTCCTCGCTGCCGGCGCGCGCGAGCTCGGCAAGCAGCGACCCGGCGAAGGGCTCCAAAACGCCGGTGCGCCAGCCTTCGTCGGCCATGATCTGAGCGACCGCCTCGTCGACGATGTCGCCGCCGATCGGCGCCTCCGCGAAGCTAGCTTCGCGCCGAAGCGGGATGATGTTACCCTCGTTTTGGCGGCGCACCTCTCCGGCCGCATCGCCCTCCTCGTCGGCACTGCCGGAGGAGGGCGCTTTTTCCACCGGCTTGCGCTCGAACCCGTCGCCATAGGTGTCGCGGAAGCTCTCGTCGGTGCGGACGTAGCCGAGGCTCATGATCGCCTTGTCGGCCTCGGCGATCGTCTTGGTGTCCTCTTCCTCCTCGACCAGGCGGACGACTCGCGGCGCGGCGACGTCGGCGCCGAAGTTGAGGTCGGTCCACCAGCGCGCCGGGCCGGAGCTGAAGCTGTCAGTGAGGAGGTCCGCGTCGGAGGTGATGACCTCGAGCTTCACGCCGGCCTGGACGTCGGCGAGGCCGGAGCCGAGGCCGGTCGGGCCGGCGGTGTTGGTCATGGTCTGGCCGAGGATGATCTTGGCGATCGCCGCGTCCATGAAGGCGGGGAGCTTCTCGAAGTCGATGCCGGTCGTGGCGACGTGGAGCAGCTCCACGGCCATACCTTCTGGGATGACGAAGCCGGTGTCGTTGGCGATCGAGGAGAGCGCCGAAAGGAGGCGCTGGATGTCCTGCTCGGGCGTGCCAGGCCGATAGGTGCCCTTGGCGGTCGGCACGCTGAACTTGTCCAGGAACGTGTTCCAGAAGCGGATGCCGTTGCGCTTGAACAGGCACGGCCAGTAGAGCCACTCGGCCAGGCCGCGGCCGTAGGGCTGGTCGTCGTCGGTGGCGCCGACCGTCACCTCCCAGAACTTGCGCTCGGGCAAGATCTCGCCGGTCATGTTCGTGGTGGTGATCAGCCGCAGCCGTCCGTCCTTGTCCTGGCGAAAGCGCCGAGCGTGCCGGACGTGGATCGCCCGCGTCCGCCCGGCCGGCACGAAGCCGATGAGGCCGTCGGGACGCAGGCCCCACATCAGCTCGGCGACGCCGAACCCATAGAAGGGCGTGTAGAGCATCTTCTCGGTGACGCGGTCCCACCCGATATCCTCGAGGTTCGCCTTGAGAGCGTCGCCGGCAGCAACCGAACGCGGATCCTCCGCATCGCCGGGCAGCACGTCCCATTCGCGGCTGACGACGGCGCCGATGCGCTGGGTGAGGCAGGACTTCACCTGGTCGTCGAGCAGGATGCGGTCATATTCGCCCCAGTCGACGGCGCCGAGGAGCCGGCGATCGTTGAACTCGTGGAGCTCGCCGACATAGGGCTTGGTGATGTCGCGGCCGTCGTGCGTCGTCGCGATGACCTGGTTGAGCTCGGCCGGCATCGAGGTGCGGCCGGGGCTGCGGCGCACGGCGGAGCTGTAGGGCTTGGGGCGCTGGGCCATGTTACCAGTCCAATCCTGAGGCGCGGCGGGTGATCGACCCGAAGCCGCGGGTGGTGACGATCGTCTCGGCGGCGGCCGAGCTGCGGGCGCCGGTGGAGGCGAAGAAGAACTCGCCCGGATCCTCGTCGGCGGCGGCGCGGAGGTGCATCAGGGCGACGGCATTGTCCCCGTGGCGCTTGCCCTTGGAGCCGTCCGCCTTCGAGACGACGGAGCGGTCCGGGATCTTCGGCACGCCGCGGACGAGCTTGATCATCCGCAGATCCTCGAGCGTGCCCTCGTCCTTGGGAATGATGAAGGTGCCGTCCTCGATGCCCGCGCGCAGCTTCGGCATGAAGGCGAGGTAGGTCTTGTCGGACGCCATCACGGCCTCGATGCGGTCGAAGCCCCAGCGCTGCTGCATCGCCTCGGCGAGGGCGGAGCCGTTGCCGCGAGCGTCCATTTTGCCATGGGCGAAGAGCGGCAGCCGCTCGACGATCCAGTTCAGGACGAACTCCTGCTCCCGGAAGGGCACGTTGCGCATCTCGAGGATGAAGCGGGCGACCAGGCGCATGTGGGCGTCGTGCTGGCCGACGGCGACGGGAGAGACGTCGCCGGTGCGGGCGAAGTCCTGGCCCATGAAAGAGCGGCGGGTGCGGTCGAAGTCCTTTAGGTAGGGAGCGACCTCCTCTTCCAGGAATTCGCGGACGAAGTCTTGGCGATAGTGGTCGCTCTCGCGCTCGAAGCCGTCAGGGCAGCGCAGGTAGATGACCGGCAGCTCGGCCGACATGGCGCGCTCGATCGTGGCGCGGGCGAGATAGGTGCCGGAGCCGCGGGCGGGGATGACGTCCAGCTCCTCCTCGGCGGCTTCGCCGTAGAAGGCGCGCAGATCCGCCTCCCAGGCCGCTTCGGCCTCCGGCGACCAGGTCTTGCCGGTTCGGAGGCATATGCGCCTGTAGAGGCCCTGAACGAGCGCCTCCTTGAGGGTGATGCGCTGGACGACGCCCTTGCGTTTGCCGGCGCGGATGTCCTCGATCAGCGAGTTGAACGGGTTGTCGGCGCCATCATGGGTTGAGATGACGACGACGCGGCCGCCCCACATAAGCAGCGCCAGGGCGGCCTTGAGCAGTTCCTCCAGCTGGTCGTGGAAGGCCGCCTCGTCGATCAGGACCACGCCCTGCTTTCCGCGCAGCGAGCGCGGCTTGGATGAGAGCGCGACGATCGAATGTCCGGACGGGAAGTCGATGCGGAAGGCCTTGATGCCGGCCTCCGACCCATCGTCGAACAGGAACTCGGAGGGCGCGCTGGCGACCTCGTTGAACGCCTTCAGGAACGCCCCGCAATAGTCGATGAACTCGCGGGTCATGTCGAGATTGTAGGCGATGTAGAAGAAGTCCATGCCGCCGCGCGCCGGCGCGACGGTGAGGACGGCGTCGGCCGCGAAGCCGTAGGTGAGGCCGGTGCGGCGCGACTTCTCGCAGACGTAGAGCGCGTGAGCGTGGCTGAGCTGAAGCGCCTCCTGCTGGTAGGGCAGAAGGACGGCCGGGACGTCGGTCATCGCTGGCCCTTCCGCTTGGGGCTCATTTCCGCGGGCGCCCACGCCTCCTCCCCGCGGCCGACGCGGCCCACGAAGCCGATCGCCAGTTCGAAGCCGGCGGTGCCGTCGCGGCTCACCAAGTCGAAGTGCGGGCGCTCGTGGCCGGTGCGGCGCGGCGGAGGGTGATCGGAGAGGCGGATGTGCCAGTGGCGATTGCGGTCGTCGCGCAGGATGATGTGTTTCGTGTGCGAGCCACGGATCCGACTGCAGCGGAGGCGGACGACGGCGAGGCCAACGCGCCGCGCATGGTTGGCGAGCTCCCAGGCGAGGGCGCCGATCGCGCCAGGCGGCGGCGCGAATTCCGCCGAGCCGGCGAGGACGCGGGTGCAGACCTGGCTCATGCCGCGAGCGGTTCCATGCCGCGACTGATGGCGAGCTGGATCAGCTGCTCGTTGGAGAATGCGCCGGTGTAGCCGGAGACATGCCAGCTCGGGATCACCGCGTCGCGCGAGGCTTGAACGACGGAGCAGCTGAGGCCCCTGAGGTAGGCCTTCGCCTTCTCGAGGCGCTGGATATATCCCTCAATGTAGCTGACCCTCCGCACCGGGGTGGTGGGTGTCGCTATGCCGAGGCTGAGGCGGGCGCTGGCGGGCATGGCAGGCGCGCCGCCGCTCATCTCCTTACCGAGCCGGCGGATGCGGTCGGCGACAGTCTCCGGCTTCAGCTCGAGCTCGGCGCCAGCACCCAGCTCACGATGTCCCAGTCGCTCGGCGCCTGCTTCGACCACTGCCAGTTCCGGCTCTTCGCCTGCAGCGGCCCCTTCTCGGTCCTGTTCCGGTAGCGGATCCGCACCATCGTTTCCGGCGGAACCGGCATCGCTCGGCCGTCGTGCTTCCGCCAGTCCGTCACTGGAGGCGAAAGGGCGGCTCGCGGTGTCCGCCACCTCCCCTGCTGCGAAGCGCGCCAGGGCTGCGTCCCAGCGGGCGGCGAAGGCCGGCGAGGCCTTCCGCATCCCATAAAGACCAGCTTTGCCGGTGAGGCCGAGCGCCCGCACGGCTGCATTCACTTCGCCAGTCCGCGCCAGCTCGCCCAGGAAGCGCTCGCAGCGGTCGGCTGGCCACAGACCCTTAGGCTGGGCGGCCTTGCCTTCTACGGGCGCTTTCCGGGCCTCTACGGCGGCGATCGGCGCTGGAAGCGCGATTGGACGGTAGGTCTCCGGCTCTACCAGGCCGAGCCGGCGCAGGTTGTTGACCACCCGGCTCATCTGCGAGGGTAGGCGCGTGCTGCGCGCGATGGCCATGCCGCGGGCACGGTTGGCGAGGAGGCATTCGTAAAACGACCGCTGCTGAGCGGTAAGCTGGTTCATGGCTCGATCCCCAGGATTGCAGCACGGACAGTGCGGATGGTTTCCTCGGAGGCGCCGGCGCCCCTGGCGCTGATGGCGGCGGCCTCGGCCGCGGCCTGCTTGGCGCGCTTGAAGGTCTCGTCGCGGACCTTTGCCTCGCGATCGACGTCGGTCTTGGCGGCGGAGGCGGCGTCCTTCACCGCGCGGGCGAGGAAATGGAGATCCTTGAAGTCGGGAAGATCCTCGTCGTCGCCGGTGACCACCGGCATGGTGACGCGCGTGATCAGGCTGGTGAGCAGCTGGTTCATCAGCCGCCCCTGATTGTCCCCCTCCTGGCCGAACTCCTGGCCGAAGGCCTTGGCAACCGACTGCAGCTCGCGCTGCCGCTCGGCGAGCTGCCGGTAGTTCTTCGAGTAGCGGCCGACGGCGGAGCGGGAGACGGGCTCGGACAGCTCGCCCGCGTCGTGCAGGTCGAGCAGGACGCCGACGATCTCGTCGATCGTGGCGCCGTTCTTGATGGCGGCGTCGACCCGCTCCCGCACCTCAGGGGGCAGGCGGTCGATGGACGAGCGTTGCGCCATGCTCAGTCGCCCGTCTTGAAGCGGTAGATGCCCTCGACCAGGAGCCGCCCCTCGGCGACGTCGCGGCCGTCGGCGAGGATCCGAGCAACCTTGTAGGGGCCGAGATCCTCAAGCCGGATCAGCTTGGCCTCATTCGCCAGCCAGGCGAGTTGCTCGGCGACGTCGCGACGCGCGACGCGGTGGCCGAGCCCGTTGAGCAGCTGGGTGAGGACGTCGTCATTCTGCTCGCCGCCGATGTCGAAGAGCAGGTCGATGATGGCGCGGCGGACGACCGGGAGGATGACTGAGGCGATCATCCCTTGATCGCCTTCTCGATGAGGGTGTGGACGTAGTCGTTCTGGGTGTTGAGCGCCTTCTCGAGGCCGCGCAGCGCCGTCTCGACGCCCGAAGTCCGGCCGGCGAGCGCGGCGTAGAGGTTGCTCAGATCCTGCTTCGAGGGAGAACTCTCGCAGTCGTCCTCGACCAGGGCGACGCGCTTATCGAGGTCAGAGAGCTTGCGGGATCCCTCGGCCAGCCTCTGCTGGATCGTGTCGAAGTCCGTCTTTGAGGGGAATTGGGTCTTGAGCCAGAGGAAGCCGGCGCCGGTGACCAGCGGCATCACGACGATGGCAACGGGCCAGAGGGTACGTATCAGCTCTAGAAGCCAGCTCACGACACGCACCCTTCAAGCTCATGGAAACAGGGCTTTCATGGCGGTTGCGGGCGGCTGCGATGTGCTTGCGTCGGCGGAAGGTCAGCCGTCTTCGTCGCCGAAGAGGTGGAGCTGGCCAGGGTGGCCGCGCGATGGCCGGCGATCCTCGCCCTCGGCGGCCTCGTCAGACTGGTTGACGAGGAAGGCCAGATAGGAGCGCGAGGTGCGGAGGATCCGCGCCGCGTCGCCGCCACTCATATCACCCGCTTTGACGGACGCAATGATGGCCTGCCGGCGGGCTCGGGCGAGCGCATGCTTGGCCGTCGGGATCTGCAGCACCTCACGGCCGTAGACGTGGCTCATCGTAGCGGCCGCTTCGGCGCCGATGAGGTCCCTAAGCTTGCTCTTCGATGGGTCGACCGGGATGTAGAGCTGCTCGCCGCCATAACGGTCGACGATCAGCAGGGTGCAATAGGCGCCGATATGCTCGGCCATCTCGAGCATCTGCTCGGTCCAGAATCGGTCCGGCCGGACGTCTTGGGGGATCGGCAGCTGATCGGGAGGCGGGAAGTTGTGCCCGATGCTGCTCATCGCGCAGCATCCTTCCGACCGGTGACGTGACGAAGCCGCTTGCCGAGAAGCTTGATCGCCGCGTCGAGCTCGTGCGGCGTCCAGCTCCAGTGGTTGCAGCCGAGGCCGAGGGCCTTCTCGCAGTAGCTGAGGTGGCTGCTGTTGAGGGCGCCGACGTCGCGCAGCTTCACGCCGATCGCTGCCAGGACGGCGTGGCGATCGAGCTTCCCGGCATCGACACCAGGCTGAGTGACGGTGACCTCGGCCAAGCGCTCCGGACCTGGCCAGGAGACGCCCTCGCGCGCTGCCCAGGCCTTCAGCGCCTCAATGACGCTGTGGGCCTTGCGGCTGTCGAGGAAGCGCAGGGAGGAAACGCCGGCCTGGCGCTTCACGAAGGCGTCGAGCGGCCGATCGGCGGGATCCTCGATCGCGCCCAGCCAGTAGAGGGTCCACCACAGCGCGCGGATCTTGCCGGCGTGGGCGCGGTGGCCCATCGGCCCTTTCCAGTCCTTGTTGAGGCGGTCGAGCACTTGGCCGATCTCGGCGAGCGACATGTCGCCGAGCGAGATCTTGCCAGTGAGCTCCTGCTGCAGGGCGCGGCGATCGTCGTCGTTCATGCCGACGCGCTTCGCGGCCATGCGGACGGCGCCGATCATCTTCGACCGACTGTCGGCCTTGCCGCTGGCAGTGCGGATGGCGCGGGCGGCGGTGGCGCCGAAGGCCTTAGCCATGGGCAGCTCCGCGGCGCTCGAGCTCGGCCCAGAGCGCCGATGTCGGCACTCGGGCGAGGTCATGTTCCACCAGCTCAATCGAGCGGTTGCGGCCGGGACGGGTGCGGATGAGGCCGAGGGCGACCAGGCCGTCTACCCGTCGCTTCACGGCGGACTTAGCCTTCCCGCCCAGCAGCTCGCCAATCTCGGTGAAGCTCGGCGAGAAGCCGCGCTCCTGGATGAACCCCTTCACGGCTTCGAAGGTCTGCTTCTGCTCCGGCGTCATCGACTGATCCCGATTAATTCGGCCGAGCGGCGATCGCGGGCGTTGTTGAGCAGTAGATCGCTGAGCAGCTTGAACGGGCCGTCCTCGCGGCGGCGGCGATCGGCGCAGGCGACGAGCGCGCGAATGGTGGTGTGGTCGCGATCGCCGAGGGCCTCGCCGATGCGAGCGAGCGGATAGCGAGTGCCGTGGCGAGCAGCCCAGGCGACGGCGCGCCGCGCATCGCCAAGCTCCTTCACGCGTCCGCGAGCGAGAATGTCCGCGGCCGGATAGCCCAGGATCGTGCTGGCGTCGGCGACGATCGCCGCGATCGTCGGCTTCGTGAGAAGGGAGCGCTCGATCGGCGTGAGGCCGGCGAGCCGCGCCTCGATGTCGAGGATGCGGGCCTCGAGGGCGGCGCAGCCGGGACAAGTCACAGGCTCTTCCAGTAGGGCTCGGGCGGAAGCTCCGGCTCGCTTGAGTCCGGCGAGGTGGCGAAGGAGCCGCGGTGGAACAGGCGCCAGCGCGCCTCCTGGAGGGGCAGCTGCTCCGCCATGGCCAGCTCCATCGCCTGCCGGTGCCGGCGAAGTCTGCGCAGCGCGATCGGGGCGCGCGAGCGAGGCACTCATTGGAACTCCGGCGGCGACGCCCGGTCATCAAGCATCGGCATGTTCTTCGAGGTCATCGAGACCATCTCCGCAAACTGACCGAGGAGGGCGGGAGGCAGCACGGCGAGCAGCATCCGGCCGTCCTTGTGCCGGATGGAGATGGTGGCCACAGGCTTGCCGTCGACTTCGGTGGCGCTGACGCCGACGCCGAACTTGTCGTCCTCGCCGGCGATCGGGCGCGGCTCGATCACCAGGCAAGTGAGGCCAGCGATCGCCGTGACGATCTGCCCGCTCATTCCGCCGCCTCTTGGACGATTTCCACGGCCGCAGGTTTCTCCCCGGCGCGGTCGATGAAGAACTCCTCCTTCTGGACGGCGGTGAAGCCGAGATCCCTAAGCGTCACGATCGGCAGGATCTGCTTGGCGAGAGCGATCAGCTCCTCATCGTCCACAGTATCGATGAGGTGGCGCCAAGCCTCCGGGCCGCTGACACTCGCAAGGTTGGCCTTCTCCTGGAGCTCTTCCCATCGGGCGAGCGTCTTCAGCACCGCCGGCTTATCGACCTCGACCTTGTGTCGGCAGAGCTCGGCCAGGCCGACGTTGACCAGGAGCAGTGCCGCCTCTTCTGCCTTGGCCGGCATCTTGAGGCTCGGCGGCGTGGTGCGCTCCCCGAGGACGCAGCCGGCGAGCTCGTGGCTCTTGCGCTTGCCCTCAGTCAGCTCGGCTCCGGCGACGGCCCACCAGGCGCGAAGCCGAAGGAAGATCTCCTTCAGGCGCTGCTCGAGCGGCGCGACCATGCGGTCGCGCTCGGCCTTGATCGCGGCGATCGACGCGACGGCGTCGGCCTCGAGCTCCTCGATGCCGGTGAGGATGTCGGCATATTCGGCGAGCTCCCCGATCGCCTCCTCGAGGGTTTGCGGGGCTTGCTGGCGAACGGCCTTGCGGCGGGTGGCGCCCATGGACTTCCTTTCTACGCTTTCACAGGCGGCCGGGCGGCCGCGGGGTGGATCGGGATGGCGGTGGAGCAGAAGGCGCACTCGGCCGAGGTGCGGCCAACGAGCCAGTTGGAGCGACCGCAGCCGGGGCAGTAGGTCGCGACGTCGCGGCGATAGAGGACGGCCAGGCCGCGGGGCTGCGGCTCGTCGACCATGTCGTCGGCGCTGAGGTGGATGGGCGGACCGTCAATCATGCCGGCACCGGGATGCGGCAGGCGGTGCAGAGGTCATCCTCAGCCCAGGCACAGTGGGTCAGGCCCTCTGCGCAGGGATCATATTGGCTGCAGCCACAGACCCGGCAGATCGGCTCCTCCTGGCCCCTGCAGAGCGCGGCCAGGACGTCTGGGTCGAACGGGAACAGCTCGCGCAGCCGGGTGGCATCGTGGACGGTGATCGGAGCGCCGCCCGTCTCGATGTCCTCCAGGCTCTCCTGAAGTTCGGCGACGTCTGCGATCGCCACGCCGGCCGCTTCGCGCCGGAGGCGAAGATAGGTGCCCGGTTCCATCAGCCGACCGCCTGCAGCTTGGAAGCCGTGCGGGAGTGGCGGCGGCGGGCGCGATCAACCAACCCCTGCTGGTCGAGGACTTTGCTCTCGATCCCGTCAATCAGCTCGGCGAAGCACATGCGGTCGCGGGTGGCGCGGAGGTCCGCCTGTGTGGCGTGGTCGCGGATGCCGGCGAGCTCGTCGAGCAGCTCGTCGCGGTCAATTCCGCCGGTGGTTGCAATCCGGCTGATCAGGCACTGCAATCGACTAGAAACGCTCATTCACTCCTCCTCTGACGCTGACGGACGGTCGGTGTTGTTCGGGCAGGCCGGGCAGTGGCGCGCGTGCAGGTGGTGGACCTGGTTGCGGGGCAGCCCCTTTCGGCGGCGATTGCGGATGCAGCTGGCGAGCGGGATCGAGCCCCAGATCGGGCAGACCACGTCCTCATTGCCGTAGGCGGCGCGGACGAGCGTCTCCGCCTCCTCGTAGCTGCCGCCGTAGGAGCGGTTGATCAGCCGGCTGACATACGCGGACGACTTGCCGAGGCGCTCGGCGACGCGGCGCTGGCCACCGGCATCGCTGGCGCTGGCCAGGAGCCGCACCCAGCCGGGGATCGTGGCGCCCCAGGCGGCCTCGGCCTTGGCGACGTTGGTGGCCGCAGATGCGAAGGCGTGGTTAACAATCATGGTTACCTCCGCGGCGCTGGCGCGGCACGTGGAAGGCGAGCTCGACTGAGGCGCCGGTATTGTGATCGGTGAGGCGCTGAGGCTCGGCTTTGCCGCGATAGGCACTGATGGTGGGGTGGCGCGGTCCGGTGTTCCGGAGCAGGGTGTAGGTCGACCAGTCGCGGACGGCACCGCTGCCGAGACGCTTGAAGTTGTAGCCGTTCATCCGGACGTAACCGGCTCGGACGAGCAGGTTGAGGAAGTCGTCGCAGGCGCGGCGCTTGACCTCGGCCGCTATCATCAGCGTCGGGACGTCGAAGGTTTTGAGGACGCGCATCACCTTCCAGATCCGGGAGCGGGCGCTGCGGCGCGGCGGCAGGACCTGGCCGCGATCGTTGACCTTCGGCGGAACCGGCGCGTCGGGCGCGGACTGGGTGAGTGAGAAGCGGCGCGGCTCCGCGGGCAGGACCCGCAGGAAGCCCTGCTCGGCCCAGCGCCAGAGGCGGCAGTAGAGCGCGCGATCGGCGGCGCCGGTGGCGGCGAGCAGCTCGTCGAAGGTTGCCGGCCGGCCGATCCGGCGGAGCGCGGACCAGGCGGCGCCGGCGATCTCGCCAGGATAGGGCGGCTCGACCAGGTGAGCGGCGTCAGCGGCGATCTGATAGCGAGGCGGCAGGCCTTCCTCGATGGTGACGAAGCCGCACTGCGCCCAGCGGCGCAGCCGGGTGCGAATTGCCTGCGGATGGGCGCGGCTGGCGCCGTGCAGCTCGTCGATCGACGCCGGCGCCGCCGCCGCCTTAAGGGCAGCCCACAGCGGCTCGCTGCATTCGCCAGTGGCGCTATGGGCGGCGTAGTCGGCCATCAGGCGGCGAGCCTCCGGACCGGAACCTCGCCAGTGGCGAAGGGACGGGTGCCCCACCAGGCGAGGTCGATCGAGTCCACGCCCTCCTCGGCCGCGATGCGCTCCGCCTCCTTCAGGCACACGACGATGCGGCGGGTGACATGGCGGCAGGCGCGGACGATCCGCTCCACCAAGTCGTCCGCCATCGCGACCCGCGGGCAGTAATGATCGCGGAGCTTGCGGGCGTCGTCATCCGTCGCCGGCTGCGCGGCCGTGGCGACCAGGATGCGGTTGTGGAAGCGCTCCCAAGCCTTCAGCTTCGACGGCAGGGCCTCCTCGCCGACGAGCAGGATCGGGATCCGGGTCGCGTCGTGGATGTCGCGGATGATCTCGACATGCTGCTTGCGGACCAAGTGGTCCATCTCATCGATGATAAGCCCGCGGGGCTCGCGGTTGAGTTGGTCGATGATCTGCTCGAGGATCCGCGGGCCGCTTCGCTCGAGCGAGCGGATGCCGATCTCCTCGGCGATCGCCTCGAGCAGCGAGCGCTGGGTCCAGATCGACTTGGCTTCGAGATAGGCGGCGTCGGAGCGCTGGGCGGTGAAGCCCATCGCCACCGTCTTGCCGTAGCCCGAGGGGCCATACATGACGCCGATCCGAGGTAGACCGGCCGCCGCTTGGGCGCAGTCATAATAGGTGCGCAGGGCCAAGTTCATGTTGGTGAGCTGGGCCGGCCCCGGAGGCAGATGGTCCCCAAAGTCCAGGCGTGCCTGGAAGGATAGATCGTTCACGCGCTGTGCCTCCTGTCGTTTGCGGCGGGTGTCTGAGCGCCACCGAAGTGGGCGATGATCGTCTTTTCGGCGCGGTAGGCCGTCGTGGTGGCGAACAGGCGGGCGCGCTTCAGCTCGTCAGGGTCGACCTCGACGCCGCGCTCCGCAGCGCCGATGATGCGATCCGCAGCGGCGACCTTCTCGGCGATCGAGAGCGTCGGCGCCGCCCGGCGCGGCTCCATCTTGCGGACCGCCTCTTCGATCCGCGCTTGGCTCGGCATCGGAGGTTCCGGCCGAACTGCGATGCTGTCGAGCTGCGGCGTCGACCGCTCGACCGTCGGCGTCGGGAAGTAGGTAAGCTTGCCGGCACGCTCGGCGTCGTCGCGGAGCAGCTGGTCGCGGGCTTCCTCGAAGCGGAAGCGGCGCTTCTTCTCGCGGAGCTCGGCCTTCGCGCCGGACAGCCACTCGGCCTGCTGGCGGGCGGCTGCTTGGGCGAATTGCTGCTCGGACAGACCGGCGCGCTCCGCATTGACTGCCGTGTCGATGAAGTGGCCGTCTTCGTCGAAGATGAAGAGGGCGCCGAGATCCTCTTCGTCGCGGCGAACCTGAACGGCGCGGCCGACGAATGGGACCAGGGCGGCTGCCCAATAGCGGCCGCCCTTCCAGACGACACCGCGCTTGCCGACGGTGGCGACACGCTCGAAGCGGGAGAGCGCGATCTTGAGCGTGTCCTCGCTGGGTGCTCGGCGGGCCGGGACCGGCGACGAGAGCCACCGCCGCATCGGCGTCGTGTTGATGCCGCTGTGGACGCGCTGATGGTAGACGCCGTCGACCCAGGCATTCAGGACTGCCTGCAGCTCCTCCGGCTCCATTTCGGGCAGCACGATTGCGCGGCCGGTCTCCTTCTTCGCCTTGGAGCGGAGCGCCTGCGCCTGGGCGACGTTGTGGCCGGAATAGCCGCCGAGCAGCTCGGCCCGCTCGCGGGTGAAGGTGCCAAACAGCCGCTCGACATATGGCTTGTCCTCGGGGGTGCCGGGAAGGCAGCGCTCGTGGACGATGCCGAGCGTATCGAGGGCGGAGACGATCGAAGCGTTGATGTAGCCGGAGCCGTTGTCGGTCTTCACCGTCTCGGGGACGACGCCCCACTCGCGGATCGCCTCGATCAGCAGGCGGCGAACGGCCTGGCCGCTTTCTGATGGCGCCACCATGAAGCGGGCGCGGCGCGACCAGCGGTCGATCAGCCCGAGGATCATCTTGCGGCCGCCCTTGGTGAGGACGTCCGCCTTGGTCGTGTCGATCTCCCAGACCTGGTGGGCGTGGGTGACGCCGCCGTCGGCGCGGCCGAGCGCCAGCTTATACTGGCCCTTATAGAGATCGGGATTGCGAGTGGCGGCGAGCAGGGCCGGCTTGTCGCTCTCGAGCTTCTGGATGAAGCGGGCGAGGGTGCGACGGGGCGGCAGCGTTGCCGGCGGGAAGCGCCGAGCCAGCAGCTCAAGTATGCGGGCGGCGGACAGCTGCCGATCGGCTAGGATTGCCTCGACCGCATCGGCGACCTCTATGTTGCGGCTGAAATAGTCGCTGCCCTTGGGGCGACCGACCGGACGGAGGTTAGCGGGAACTCGGGCAGTGGCGCGCGCTTGAACGGCGGCGCGCGCCTCGGCCGGCAGGTCGGCGACGGCGTATAGCCGGCCGCCGCCTCGGCCGATCCGGTCGACGAACGGCCAGCCATCGCCCTTGGCTCGGCGGATGATGCCGCTCTCGGTTGAGGGGAGGCCAGGAAGCTGAAGCGACGCGAGTTCGGCCGCGCTCATGTGAGTGTGCGGCGCCGTCATCGAGCCCCTCTCGGGGCAGCAGCACCTCTCTCAGAGGAGCGGAGGTTAGACTGGCGAATTTCCGTCCCAGTAAGCTTCAGGTTAGGGCGAGACTTCGCTGCTCGAGTTTGATACCGCTCGCTCACCGGCCAGATCCTGCGCCGGTGAGGCATGCTTCAGGGATTGGTTCATTGAGGGCATCGTCGATCGCATCGGCAACTCGAGCGCTTTTTCTGCCGCGCAGGATTTCGTTCACGGACTTGGCGGGCAAGTTGCGTGACCGTTCGAAGGCCGCGACGCTGCCGAACCGCTTCCGCAGTTCCGCCTTAACGTCTTCTCTGTGCATCGATCCAAACATCCATGAATCCGAAATCTCGTAACGAAACTTCGGATAATCCACCCCAGAGGCGCAGTCAACGCCCGAAAACCGAAAATCCGGTCGGAAATCGCATCTTGGACGCCTTGGGTGACCGAGATCTCGTTTGGCTGCACGAAAAGGCGGGGATTCCGCTTAATACACTCCGAGATTACGTTCGGTCGGGGATCACACGTGCAGACAACGCCGAGCGCATTGCGCAGGCGCTGGGCCTGACGCTTGACTGGCTTCTCGCCGGGAGAGGCGCGAGTGCTACTAGTGCAGAGCCGCCGCCAGAGGATTTGGTGAGCATCCCGATGCTCGACGTTACGCTTTCCGCCGGGTCAGGCTCGTTGGCTGCGGGCGCCGGAAAGCAGGCTGGCTGGGTCTTCCCCAGAGACTGGCTGAGGCGGTCTTTCGGCCGCATTGATGGGCTTCACATGCTCGCAGTGAAGGGAGACAGTATGGTGCCGACGCTTCACCCTAATGACTGGGTGATGGTGGACACCTCCCGGACCGCGCCCCAGGACGGCATCTTCGCCGTTCGGCTAGATGACGAGCTCTATGTGAAGCGACTCCAGCGTCTCGGAAGGCGGCTTGACCTAGTGAGCGACAATCAGGCCTATCGCCCGGTTCCTATCGATCCTGAGAATCAGGCGCTCGACTTTCAGATCATGGGTCGGGTGGTGTGGAGCAATCACGTCCATCCGGAAGCCTAAATTTCGGCCTCCCAGACCCAGCTGAAGACATTCAGATAGACGTTGCCAGTATGACGATCGACCGTCGCCTCGCACGCCTTGATGCCGTCTGCATAAGCGTCCGTCCGGCTTTCACGCCAGGGTCCGAGGGGGCGCTCGAGGAGCATGAAACGATACCGCTTCCGTGCTTCATACCTACGTCGCAGCTCCAGCTCCTCGTGGGTTCGGCGTGGCATCTGGCGCGAATAAGAGAAACGATATGGGTCGGGGCCAGCAGCGCGCTGTGTTCTCATCACTGAGCTCCTGCGATTCGTTGTTCGCCTTTCGTTCCAGTTTTAGGCCCGGTAGGAAAGGGCTCGACTCGACGAAGCTGCTGAAGTCGTGCAAAAATCTAGCTGAGAGGAACGACCTTGATCGCCGCTACCATTTCCATGTTGATCGCTGCATCTGCTCAGGTGGAAGCTGCGCCTAGTCCAGATGGGTGGAGCTTCAGGGAGCGCGTCGATCCTATCACGGACTTGGGCTCGGCTAGCGCCTGGGTGTCGGATGAAAACGGGAAGGCTCAGTTCCTGTTGGTCTGCAGCGCAGCTGACGAACAGGTCGTGTCACTCCAGTATCTGCCAGGCCGCTACCTTGGTAGCCGCGAGGTCGAAGTCATCGTGCGGCCGGACAAGGCTTCGCCGATTTCGACCTACTGGGAGACGGTGCTTAAAGGCGCCTATGAGCGGGATTGGCAGGACGTCGTTCGGATCGCCACAGCGATCGCCGATGCGAAGCAGCTGACCGTTAGGGCCATGGCGTTCGATGGCCAGCCGGTCGACGCCTCGTTCGCGATCGCGGGGGCTAGGGCCAAGTTCAACGAGGTCTTGAGGGTCTGCGGTAAGCCGCCACTCTGACCTCTTGCCGAATCGTTCCTGCTTCGTTCACTGGGCCGGTGGCATTCAATCACCGACCCAAATGCCTCTCCGACCTCCACCGTTGGAATGCGAACCTGAAGGTGACCTGCCTCTCCTGCGGCCGATCGGGCACCTACCGCACACAGGACGTCGTCGCCTATTTCCAGAGCAGGGCCTGGAACCAGGCCTGGGAGATGGTTGCCCGCCGCTTCCGGTGTGAGGGCTGCGGCGCCAGGAACGCTCGCGTCGACATGACGCCGATCGAGCGTCCGCCGGAGATCCCGCCGCCGGCGCCGACTAAGGCGGACCTGAAGGCCCAGTTCCGTCGGCGGAGGGGATAGGCCGAGAAACGGCCCCAGAAGGCGCAGGAGCGCCCTTCCGCTACCCAGACACCTAAAATCGCGGCGACATGCATGTACAGGCTGCCCACGGGCTCCTGATGGCCACCCGCCTAGCTATTGCACCGGCGTACCCAGCGCGAGCTGCTGAGGCGGCGGCATAACGTCGAGGACCTTCTCGACGATGTAGGTCGGCCGGCCGATTGCCCGACCTTCCAAAGTGAGCCGGGCAGTCTCCGTCATTACCACCTGGAGCGAGGTGTTCGGCGGAGCGTGTATGCGGTTCGACTGAAAGCCTTCGACGAATGACTGGTCGGCCATGTCCGCGTCGATGGCGCGGCCGTTCCACAGCAGCGCCCATTTGGCCGCGCCTTCGTATTGCGGCGCCTTGATGCGCACGACGCCCTCAATCCGCGATACGCTCTGGGTGGGAGGCGTCTCCAGATCGAGCGGCGGCGCTTGGATGATCGCTTCCGCCTGTGGCTTGTCCACCTCAAAGGAGGGCCGGTTATCCTCGAGGAAGGCGAGGCTTTCGTAGCCCTCACGCTGCAGCGGCCGCAGGACTGCCTTTGCTCGATCGACGATCGCCGGCTGTCGGACGAGGTCGTAGGATTGCGATGGAACGCTGATCGTGTTGCCGTCGCCTGTTATGTTGATTGTAGTCGAGCCGCTCTCCTGCGTCACCTGGATGGATGTGCGAGCGTCTGGCGTTCGGCCCGCAAACAGCTTGAGGATCGCGAAGAGCCCGCCGCCGGCGCCTCCGATAATGCCGATCCACTCCGCGATCTCCTTCGCCGTCGCGACCTCGGGCTGGCTGAAGAAGGTCTTCGCCTGCTCAAGCAGTGACTGGACCAGGCTGATATCGATCTGGAAGCACCGCTGCTCGACATCGGCGTTGACCAGCACGCGCATCGCCGCTGCATCGCCATTGAAGTGGCGGTTTGCGATCTGGATGATGTCGGCGAGGGCCAGAAGCGCGGGCGCCAGATCCTGCACGTCCATCTCATGACCGGCGAGGGCCGGTCCGTCGTATCGGATAGTGGTGCGAATGTGGCGGGTCATCGATTCAGATATAGGAATCCAGCACTTGCGCCATAGGGATTTCGGCTAGTCTGCAATTTCCAGCATTCCTGTTGCACTCTCGTCGGCGAGCTATCATGAAGAGCGCGGCTCCAGGCCGCTGCGCCCCTTCTGCTGGCGCAAGGACACGTCCCACCTTTTCCCGATCTATCTCCGCGGCATGGGACAGACGCCGCGCATCAAGATCATGCCTCCTGGCCGCTTCACTTCGGTGGAGGGGACAGTCGTCGACTTCAGCGAGGAAGCACTGCGCCAGGCGGCCGAGGCCTATGATGCCTCCACCGATCCGGCGCCGCTGGTCGTCGGTCACCCAAAGCTGGACGCTCCCGCCTATGGCTGGGCGAAGAGCCTCGCGTTCGAGGACGGCCACCTGGTCGCCGAACCCGACATGGACAAGCTCGAGCCGGCGTTCGCCGAGGCGGTCCGCGCCGGCCGCTACTCGAAGGTCTCGGGCCGATTCTATCTGCCCGACGGCCGCGGCAATCCAAAGCCGGGCTCCCTCTACCTGAAGCATATCGGCTTCCTCGGCGCCGCGGCGCCGGCGGTGAAGGGCCTCGGCACCGTATCGTTCGCCGAGAGCGAAGATGAGCGCGGGGGCGCCGTCACGATCGAAACCACCCCGGAGACCATTATGACCAAGACCACCACCGACACCGTCGACTTCGCCGAGCGCGAGGCCGAGCTCACCCGCCGCGAGCAGGAGGCGGCCGATCGCCTCGCTGCAGCCGACGAGCGCGAGCGCACCGCCGCCGCAACGATCAAGTCCTCGCTTCACGCCGGCAATGTCGCCTTCGCCGAGCAGCTGATCGCTGCAGGCAAACTGGCGCCGGCCGGCAAGGACCTGGTCGTCGGCGTGATGGACGAGCTCGAGGCGACCGCGACGGTCAGCTTCGGCGAGGCCAACGGCGAGATGACGCCCGTCGCTGCGTTCCGGAAGCTGTTCGATGGCGCGAAGCCGGTCGTCTCCTTCGGCGAGGCCGCCGGCCCCGACGACGAGGACGAGGGCGACGACCAGGTCAGCTTCGCGGCGCCGCCCGGTTACACGGTCGATCCGAAGGCGCTCGAGATCCACGCCAAAGCGCTCGAGCTGCAGCGGGGAACCGCAGGCCTCTCCTACATCGACGCGGTCAAGCAGGCGGGAGGCTGATCTCCAAGGTCCGTGCGGGGCTTCATGCCCCGCCGGTTCCCAAAGCGGCCGCGAGCTGACCGCTTCGTGAACTGAATGGCCCGAGCTGGAAGGACCAACGATGCAGAAGATCACCATCCTCACCCTAACCCGCGTCGCAGCGGCGGCCGTCGCGACGGCCCGCTTCGTGGACTTCGACGGCACCCAGTGTGACGTCGCCGGCGCCAAGCCGATGGGCGTCTCCGTCAACGCCGCCGCGATCGGGGAGGCCTTCCCCGTCGATGTGCTTGGCACCACCAAGATCGAGGCCGGCGCCGCGATCGCGCTGGGCGCCAAGGGTCTCACCCCGGTCAAGACCGACGCTAACGGCAAGGCGATCGCCCAGGGCGGCGTCGGCGAGATCGCCGGCTACGCGCTCCAGGCGGCCGCAGGCGACGGACAGATCATCGAGGTGCTGCTGACGCCTTAGCGCCGGCTCACCTTGGCCATGCTGGCGGGAGCTCGTCTCCCGCCGGTTCCGGAAGCGGCCGACACCGACCTCTTCCGGAACCGTTCAAGAGCGAAGGGCAAAGACGACCATGAACATGAGCACCTCCCAGGCGCGGGTCGTCGACCCGATCCTCACCAACCACGCCCGCGGCTACACGCAGGATGGCTATATCGGCGATCTGCTGCTGCCGATCGTCAACATGCCGACCCGGCAGGCGAAGCGGATCGAGTTCGATCGCACCGCCTTCAAGCGGCCCAAGATCATCCGTGCGCCCGGCACTGCGATCGCGCGCATCAGTGTCGGCTATGACGGCAAGCCGGTGGCGCTCATCCAGCGCGCGCTCGGCGCCACCACGCCGGTCGAGCACATGCAGGAGGCCGCCGAGGTCCCCGGCATTGACCTCCTTACCGAGGGCGTCAACACGGTGCTGAACGTGATCGGCCTCGACCGCGAGATCAGCCAGGCCACGGCCGCCCGCAACGCCGCCACCTATGCCAACACCAATAAGGTGGCGCTGGCCGGCGCGGCCAAGTGGTCGGACCCGGCCTCCAATCCCGGCAAGGCCGTCGAGGACGCCAAGGAGGTCATTCGCAAGCGGACCGGCCGCCGGCCGAACACGCTGGCGCTGGGCGCGACCGTAGCGGCCGCGCTGCGCCTCCACCCCACGATCGTCGACCGCTTCAAGCACACCAAGTCGGACACGATCTCCGACGAGATGCTGGCCCAGTATTTCAATGTCGCCCGCGTCCTGGTCGGCGACATGATCTATGACGACGACCAGAACGTCTCCTTCGACGTTTGGGGGGACGACGCGATCCTTGCCTTCGTTCCCGGCAAGGGAACCGAGGGCATGCGCGTTCCGGCCTTCGGCTACACCTATCGCCTGCTGGGCCACCCGTTCGTCGAGCCCGCCTATTACGAGAAGGGCGTGCGCAGCTGGCTCAACGACGTCTTCGACGAATGGTCGCCGGAGATCGTCGGCGCCGACGCTGGCTTCCTGTTCCAGGCCGCAGTCTAAGTCCCATCGCCGCCTGGGAGCCGGGCGGAGCATCATCCCGCTCCGCCCGGTAGTTCTCCAGCCTCTCTCCGGAGATCCTGCCATGCCATTTTACAAGGTCATCACGCCGCTCGACCAGGGCGGCGACGAGCTGGTCGCGCCCGGCGAAACGATCGAGCTGAGCAAGGCCGAGGGTGACGCCCTGGTGGCGATCGACGCGCTCGCCAAGGCTGAGGCTCCCGCCCGGCGCCCAGCTCCGCCGCCGCCTCCACCGCCGCCGCCTCCTCCACCGCCGCCGCCTCCTCCACCGCCGCCGCCGTCGGCCAGCGAGCCGAAGCCGCTCGCCGAGCAGTCGCTCGAGGAGCTGCAGGCCACGGCCAAGGCTGCGAAGATCAAGGGTTGGGCGCTGCTCAAGACCCCGGAGAAGCTGATCGGCGCGATCGAGAAGGCCGCGGCCGAGAAGGCGGAGGGCTGACCTATGCTGGGGGGAAAGCTTGCCGCAACCGTCGCGCTGCTGGCGATCGGGCCGGCTGCCACGCCGATTGAGACGCCAGCGATGGCGCCGGCGATCGACTTCGCCCAGGCCATCGGCATCTGCCGCATCGGCTTCCTCGAGCAGCTGCAGGACGAGGAGCCGGCGAAGGCCGCAGCGCTCTTCGCTAAGCTGCCCGAGGCACACAAGCCGGCGGTGGCGGCGATCTGTTCCTCCTACCAGATCGGCCAGCAGGATCTCGCCAGCTACATCGAGGCCGCCGAGGCCGCCGCCGCGCCGCCCGCGCCGGCCGTGCTGGAGGACAACTCGATATGAGGGGCTTCTTCAACCGCGGATTGATGCTGGCAGCATCGGTGCTGTTCGTGGCGCCCGCTGCGGTGCTCGCTGCGATGCCTGGGCTGCCGGCCATGGGCGGGGCTCTGGACGTGCGACCGCAGCGTATTGGTCGGCGCAGGTTGTCGCTTGCTCAGGCGGCTCCGCGGTACCGCCGCTCAAAGAACCCACCCGATCGTCGCCAGCTCCGGGCGAACCGCCTCCACATCAGCCGGCGCACCCGCCGGCGTCACCGCCGATCGAGGAACTAGCATGGCAGCCGAGATCTCCTTCTTCGATGAGCGCTACGGCGATGCCGACGGCCCTGTCGATGTGTTCAAGCGTCCGCCGCTGGGGGTCCAGTCGGTCGCGATCGGCGCGGCCGCCCGATCGAATGCTGCGCCGCTGAAGTCCCGCTACGCGCGCCTCACCCTGTCGGCGAGCTGCAGGATCCTGGTCTACGCGCCGCCGGAGGGAACGGACAACACGGTCGCGGTCGCAGACGGCTCCGACAATAAGTCGGAGTTCTTCGACAAGGGCGAGCACGTCATCGGCATCGCCGCTGGCGAGAAGATCGCGGTGATCGCGGCGGTTTCCGCCTGATCCGGTGCGGGCCTTCGGCTTTTCCGTAAGCTTCGCCGTCAGACGGCGAACAGCAGATGCGCTGCCGGCCGCGGTCGAGCTCGGCATCTTCGCGGTCACAACCGACATGGGCCACTTCGGATCGAGCACCGAGGCCGGAGCTTCGGGAACCGATGCGCCATCGAAGCACCTGGCGAACAGCCTGACCACGGGCGGAACTTATTGGCCCGCCACCAGCGGCGCCCCTCCCGGCGTCGGCGGGGTCATCATCTACAATGGCGGATCCGGCGGCCAGAACTCGACCGGCGTCGCGGCGATCGTCAACGCCGCCAGCGCCAGGGTGAAGGCTGCGCCGACCGTGCTGCAGCTCGCCGGCCATTACGAGGCCGGCGTTATCAATCCCGAGAACACGATCGCTGCCAATGCGGCCGTCATTCTCGGCTATCTCGGCCATGCCAACGTGCTGTTCTGCAACAAGCACAATGACGAAAACGCTCATTCGGGCTCGTTCGACAACACCAGGATCAAAGCGACGAACCGGAAGCTGGCCGGCCTCTACCCGGGCAAGGTCTGGGATATGGGGCTGACGTTCCGCTTCTATGCGACACTCGATCCCACCGACATCGCCAACCAGGTGATTGACGAGGTTCCGGCATCGCTGCAGATCGACGCGGCCCACTGCAACAATCTCGGGAACATCGAACTCGGCAAGGTGCGCCGGCGCTTCGCGGCCGCGCTGCAGGGCATCCTGCCCCTCGTCTGCGACCAGAAGCTCGCACAAAATACCGGCGCCGGAGCTCGTATCACCAATGGCGCCTTGGTGCTGGACGTTCCGCACCATCCCTCGAGCGCCGGCGGCCTGGCGGACTGCACGGTCAGCCTGGTCCCGGCGGATCCGGATTTCAGCGTCGCGATCGAAGGCGGCGCGCTCAAGGTGCGGCGCGCCTCCGTCAATCCGCTGATCTACGGCTATTACGATCTGCCGATCCGCGTCGAGAAGGGCGGCCTCTATGCCGTCTCCAGGATACGCGGCTATCCGATCGACACTGCCAATCCGACGCCGCGAAAGGTGAGGTGTGGCGCCGCCGATTACCTGGTGAAGGAAGGGCCGCTGGCGCTGGTCACCAACGCCTCCAGGGTGTTCACCGGGTTCATCTTCATGCGGAAGCTGACCCAGGACGGCGCCGTCACCAAGGGCATGGTCAATCTCGGCAACACGGCGGGGCTGCGGCTCAACCTGAAGACTACCAACGTCTCCGAGTTCCTCATCCGCAACGCCGGCAACACGACGAACATCGTTAACCTGGACGGCAACCAGCAGATCCTCACCAGCAACGCCAACGTCCGCTGCATGGCGTTCAAGGCGCGGACGACCGCCGGGAGCAAGGTCCAGCAATCGCGCGTCGATAAGCTCGCGCTGCAGAGCAACGCGGCGCTGCTCGCCGCCGACGATGAAGCGTTGATGATCTGTCCGACAGGGGCGACGACGCTTCATACCCTGCTGCAGGCCCAAGCCGCCCAGAACACCGAGGATTATTCCGGCACCGGCTACTCCAAGGACTTCGTTGCCATGTGGCTGGCCGAAGGCGATCTCGACATCTCGAGCGATATCGTGATCGACGGAGTCCGCGACAGCGTGACCGGAATGCCGCGCTTCCATGAATATGGCGGCGTCATCAACGGTGTGGCGCCCTTCCTTTGGATGCAGGGACCTGCAGCCAACGTCCAGGCCGGCGCCAACCTGGCCGATCTCAACGATCCCTGGTTCGCGACCGATCGGGCGCGGATGTTTGAGGTCGCATGATCCAGCTGGCCGCCCTTCTCACCTCACTGGCTGCGATCAGCTGGCAGACCGACTTCATGCCCGGGACCGCCCGCGGCCTCTACTTCGGCGAGGGTGTCTCGGCCGGCCTCACCGCCTCGGCCGTGCTCGCCTGGACCTTCGCCATCGCCTCCTCGCTCCTGGGATGAAACCGACATGCAAGTCCTGATCAAGCAGCCTTCAGAGGCATTGAAGCGCGAGCTCCCGTTCGTCGGCGGCGGCGCGATCGCCGCGATCATCGAGGTGTCGTCCGCAGCGCGCGAGCTCGTCGCCGGCAGCGCCGCCCTGGTGGTCGCCGGCACGCTCACCGCGGGCATGCTGTTCGTGACGATCGAGGGCGGCACGGACGGCGAGCGCTACCTCGTCACCGCACGGGTCACCACGGCGGCCGGCGAGGAGCGCGAGGGTGAGATGGAAGTCGCCGTCCTCGACCGCGAGTGGGCGATGCCGGACGGCGGCGCCGCTTACCTCTCGATCGGCGAGTTCGTCGACCGCTTTGGCCTTGAGGAGGCAGTCCGGATGACGGACCAGGACGGCTCCGGCCGGATCGATCGCCAGTTCCTGGTGAGCGCGCTCGCCGCCGTCCAGTCGGTCGCCGATGCCTATCTCGCGGGTCGCTTCGCGGTGCCGCTGGCCGAGGTGCCGGAGGTGGTGAAGACGGCGATCGCCGACATGGTCCGCGCCAGGCTTTACCCGCGAGGGGCGCCGGAGGGCGTGGCGGAGCAGGGCAAGGCGGGCCTCAGGATCCTGGAACGCCTGGCCGACGGAAGGCTGACACTGCCGACGCTCAGCCCGGCCGCGCCGGCGCCGTCGACCACGCCGATCCTGCTCAACCCGGGGCAGCGGCGCTACGGCGCCGGCGAGCTGGACAGCTACTAATGGCTGGCCTGGTCATCTCGCTCGAGCTCGAGGAGAACATCTCGGCCGCGCTTGGCCGCACGATCGCTGCCGGCGCCGACCTGACGCCGGCGATGCAGGACATCGCCAACCACCTCGCTCTGACGACGAGCAAGCGCTTCGAGGATGAGCGAGGGCCCGACGGGAAGCCTTGGAAGCCTTCGAAGCGGGTGCTTGATAATCCCGGCGAGAAGACGCTGCAGCTCTCCGGCGACCTCAAGAACTCGATCCGCCCGGACTGGGATCGCGACTATGCGGCCGCCGGTCCCGAGGCGTCCGGCGGTGCCGCCATTTATGCCGCGATACACCAGCTCGGCGGCACGATCCGGCCGAAGGTGAAGAAGGCGCTGAGCTTCGGCGGCCGCATCGTTGCCAGTGTGACGATCCCGGCGCGCGAGTATCTCGGCTTCGACGAGGTGAACCGCCGCACGATCGTCGAGATCCTTCGCGAGCATCTCGGTGACGCACTGGGAGGCCGCGGCGCATGAAGCTCTCACCGATCGTCGAGCGCCTGAAGGGCGCGGGGCTGAGGCGGGTTTATGGCGCGCTAGAACTCGCCGGCCTGGAGAAGCAGCCGGGGAGCCTGCCTCAATATTTCGTCGTGCCTGAAGGAAGCGACGCCTCACCGAACGACAGCACCGGGATCCATGCGCAGCTGGTGACCTCCACCTTCATGGTGGTGGCAATGATCGACGGCGCAGCCAGGCGGGAGGATTCCGTCTCCGAAGGCATCGCCGACCAGGAGCAGCTGCTGATCGATGCGCTGGCAGGCTGGACGCCGGCCGAAGCCTCGCGCGCGTGCGACTTTGCCGGCGCGCGCCTCCTTTCCGTTGGCGGAAGCACAGTCAGCTGGGGCGTCCGGTTTAGGACAGCCCGGCGCATCCGAAAGGCAGCAGAATGACGAAGACGGTCACACAGGACGAGCCGACCCAGCCGCGCAAGCGCGACGGCGCCGGCCGCGAGCTGGACAAGCACGGCCTGCCGCTTTCCGGGCCGGCCCGCATCCGAGCGCTGGCCGGCAAGCCGGATCCGGCCCTCGCCCCGCCGCCGCCCGCTGCCAAGACTGCCGCGAAAGAGGGAACTGAATAATGGCCGTTCCGAAGACAATCCTCCTCAAGAAGGAAGCCGTCTACGGCACCGACGCCGTGCCGACGCCGGCAGCGAACGCCGTAGTGACGCGCGGCTTCACGGCCAAGCCGATCGAGGTCGACACCCTCGCCCGCGAGCTCGACTTGCCGAGCCGCGGCCGCACCAGGAGCGCCAACACCGGCCGTCGCGCCACGTTCGGCTTCGAGCTCGACCTCGCCGGCTCTGGTGACGCCGGCACCGCCGCGCCCTTCATGGAGATCCTCCAGGCCTGCGGCATGGCCGCGCCGACGCTTCTCGCCGACACCCATGCCGAGCAGAAGTTCGCCGCGGTCGGCGCTGCTCTCTCTTCGCTCAGCGCCTATCACTGGACCGGGGTGGAGCGGGCGCGGGCCTTCGGCGTTCGCGGCAGCTTCGGCCTCAACTTCACCGTCAGCCGCTATCCGTTCATGACCTTCAACGGCATCGGTCTGCTGCCGGCGTCGCCCGTCGTGGACGCCACGGCGCCGGGCGCCGCGGCCGATTACGCGCGCTGGCTGGAGCCGGTCGAAGTCAGCACCGCAAACACCGAGTTCCTGCTCGACGGGTTTGCCCTGGCGCTGCAGAGCTTCACGCTCGAGGACGGCGCCAACCTCGCCTACACCGCCCTGGTCGGCGAAAATTACGTCAGCCGCGGCAACCACGCCCTTACCGGGCGGATCCGCGGCAAGGCGCCCGCCCTTGGCTCCAAGAACTTCTACACGGCGCTCGACATCGGCGACGAGGTTCCGCTCAGCCTGGTCCACGGCACCGAGGCCGGCAACATCCTCGAGCTCGAGAGCGACTATCTCCAGATCACCAACATCGACCGCGCCGAGGAGAATGACGAGCTGTTCGTCGACATCGGCTTCGGCCTCAACATCAACAGTGGGTCCGACGACCTGCTGATCCGCGCGAAGTAGGGCGATGGTCAAGATTGTCGCGCAGCCGCGGGCCTGGTGGCCGGTCACCTTCAAGGGCGTCACCGAAGATGGCGAGGTCGTCGAGAACGGCTTTGATATGCGCTTCCTCCTCCACAGCGAGGACGAGCATGCCGAGATCATCGCCGAGGCGGGGCGATTGCCGGAACGCGCCCAGGCAAGGTTCGAGGAGCTGGAGCGGGCGGATGCCAGTCTCAGCGACGATGAGCGTGCCGAGCGCAAGCGGACGATCCTGTCCACCCTCTATGCCGAGTTCGTCCAGCGCCTGTCGATCGACTGGCGCAAGGTCGAGGCGGAGAATGGCGACCCGCTCAAATTCGATCTCGAGCACATCCGCCAGCTGATGAACATGCCGGGCGCCTTCAAGGCGACGGTGGCGGCCTACGGGCAGTGCCGGCTCGGCGAGAAGGACATCCGGGCGGGAAACTGAAGGCCGCCGCGCGCCGCTGGGCCGGCGGGCGTGGCGGACCGGACGTCCCGGCCGGCGACGCGCTGACGGCCTCGGCGCCGCTTCCTCGGCACCGGCTGCCGAGTAGCGACGAGGAGATTGAGCTTCCGGGCGAAGACGCTGCCGTCGTCGGCCTCTTCTTCGCCCTGGACACGCAGTGGCGGCGCCATCCGATGACCGGGGTGCGGCTCGGGATTGATTATGCGGCGATCGGTCCGACCGCGCAGATGCTGGAGATCGACGTGACGCCGCAGCTGCTGCCGAGGCTCAGGATCATGGAGTCCGCCGCGCTCGAGGTGCTGGCGGAGCGGGCATGACGGATCTAGTCCTTTCCGTCCGGCTCAACGCCGACGGCTCCGGCTTGGTCGGCCAGCTCAAACTCAGCAAGGACCAGGTCGACCAGCTGAAGGTGGCGCAGACCGGCGCTGCTGGCGCGGCCAAGCAGCTAGAGACCGCGACGACGGCGCTCGGCAATGCCCAGGCGCGGACGGCGACGCAGGCGCGCGCCGCGGCGCAGGCGGTGCAGGTCGGCACCTCTTCACTGCGGCAACAGCAGGCCGGCATGCAGCAGCTGGGCATGCAGTTCGGCGACTTCACCCAGCAGCTCGCGCTCGGCACACCATTCTTCCTCGCGTTCGGTCAGCAAGCGAACCAGGCAGCCGGAGCGCTCGCACTGATGGGGGGAAGAGCTGGCGCGGTCGGCGCAGTGCTGGCTGGACCATTCGGCGCCGCCGCCACGGCGGCCGTGACTATCGTCGGCATGCTGACCATGTCGCTGCTCCAAAACGAGGAAGCATCGAAGCTTGCCGAGGCGGGCGCGGACGGGCTGTCCGACGCGCAGAGCGCACTCGGCGGGATCTTCGACCTGGTATCGGGGAAGATCGAGAAGCAGAACCAGTTGCTCGTGCTGAATGCACGGCTGATGGCGATCAACCTAAGGGCGGAAGCCCAGAGCCAGCGGGCGTCGGCCCGCGACACGTTTGCCAATGCCGGCGACGTCAACGCGCTGGGGCAGGTCGCGGGAATTTTCAATCGCTACACCGGCGATGTGATGGGCGCCCGCGGCGGTGCGCAGGATCGCCTCTACCGTGACGTCCTCGAGAAGCGGATCAGCATCGAGGAAGGGCTGAAGCGCTCCGAGGGTATGAACTTCGACGGGCTCGAGGTGAGCCGAAAGGAGTTTCAGCAGGCGCTCATCGACACCGTCTCGGCAGCCTACAAGGAGGAGACGGCGCGGCTGATCGATCAGTCGCTGGACCAGGGCCGGCTAGCGGAGGCCCTCCGCCGCGATCCGCCGAAGGGCAGACAGCGCAAGCCCCGCGACGGCACCGCAGCGGCCGAACGGCTCGAGGAGTTCGGCGAGGACGCTGCCAGCCGCATCGCCGGCATTACCGGCCGCTTCGCCGGTCAGCCGAAGCTCATCGAGCAGGCGGCCGCGGCGATGCGGCAGCTCGACGACATCGTCGACGACATAAATCGAAAGAAGCCGCCTAACCTCCAGCAGCTGCTGGATGACGCTGGCAAGGCGCGCACGGCGATCCAGGAAGGCGTAAATCGGCCCTACCAAGACTACGTCGAGCAGCAGCTACAGGCGATCGATAATATCCGATTGTTGAAGAGTGGCCGTGAGGCTGAGGCGGCGGCGATGCAGGTCATCGTCGCACTCGAGGAGAAGATGGGGGCGCTAACCCCGGCGCGGAAGGAGGCGGTGCTTGCCACCGTAGAGGCTCTCCGCGCAGAGGAGCGCCAGCTCGACATCATCCGGCAGAAGCAGGAGACATACCTCCGCGCTCTTGGCGACGTGAGGGCAATCATCACCGACACGATCGCCGACGGCGTTCGCGGGTTGGAGGATCTGCCGGGGCAGCTGCTCGCCTCGTTCAAGCGGCTCACCGCCGAGGTCCTGGTCGAGAGCCTGTTTGGCGACACGTTTCGTAAGATCGAGGATCAAATCACCGGCGCCAGCGTCGCCACTGACGCGGCCGATCGCATGGCTGAAGCCGTCGACAAGGCGGCCGCGTCGATCGCGAAGCTCGGCGATGCTGCAGAGAGCGCCGCGACCGGGGTTGCCTCTACCGCCCAGCAGGATGCTGCCGGCTCCACAGATGGCGAGATCGTCGTCACTGGATCGAGGGTGCCCCGCGACCCAGCCGGCTTCTTCGGCTACGTCGTCGAGAAGCTCGCCGGCGGCATCCTCGGCGAACGCGCCTCCAAAGCGATCGGCAAGGTAGTCGGCGACGGCCTGCAAGGAGCCCTGGTGGGGCAGATCGCGGGAGGCGTTGCCGGCTCCGTCTTCGGCGGCCGTCAAAGCGACACGGGCGCGGCGATCGGCGGCGCGATCGGCAACATTGCCGGCAAAGCACTAGCGCCGGCCATGACGGCCGTGTTCGGCCAGGCGCTGGGTTCGGCTGCCGGGCCGATCGGCTCGATCGTCGGCGGTATCCTTGGCAGTGCCGTCGGCGGGCTGATCAAGGGTGCCCAGCGGGGCAGTGCCACCATCACCGGCATCGACAGCGGCATTTCGAGCCGCGGAAACAACAGCCAGTTTAAGTCGGCCGCCTCAGGGCTGGCCAAGAACGTGCAGGGTGCCCTCGGCCAGATAGCGGAGCAGCTGGGCGGCGGTGTCGGCGACTTCAACCTCTCGGTCGGCGTGCGCGACGGCAATCTCCGCCTCGATCCCACCGGTCGCGGCGTCACCAAGACCAAGAAGGGCGCGATCGATTTCGGTAAGGACGAGGCGGCGCTCATCTCCGCCGCGATCGCCGACGCGATCCGCGACGGCGGCGTCACCGGGCTGTCGGCTGCGGTCCAGCAGGCGCTTCGCTCGAGCAGCGATATCGACAAAGCGCTCCGCGAGGCGCTGAAGGTCGACGAGGTCGAGACACTGCTGCAGGGTCTCGGTGGCACGCTTCAGAAGGAATTCCGAGACTTCGAGCGCCAAGCGGCCGAGCGCGTCCGGATCGCGCGCCAATATGGCTTCGACCTGGTGAAGCTCGAGGAGCTCAACGCCAAAGAGCGGTCGAAGATGTTCGAGGACATCCTCGGCAGCCGGATCGGCTCGCTTCGCGACCTGCTCGAAGATCTCGACTTTGGCGACCTCTTCGAGGGTTCGCTCGTCGAGCAGCGTGATAAGCTGCTGGTCGAGATTTCCAAGGTGAGGGCGGACGCGGCCGCCGGCGTCGACGGGGCAGCGGACAAGCTCGCCGACCTCAATCGCCGCTTGATCGACCTCAGCCGCGACGCTTTTGGCACCGCCGGCGGTGAGTTCGCGGCGGACCGGTCGGCAGCGCGAAGCGCGGCCGAGGAGATCATCCGCATCGAGAATGAGCGGGTGAAGGCGGCGCAGGACGCGGCGATCGGTACGAACCAGAAGCTCGACACCGCTAACAATCTCGCCAACGAGACCAACGACCTCTTGGCTGAAACCAATGCGATCCTACGCAGCCTCGCCGCGATCGGCGTCGGCGGCGGCAACGGCGCCGTCGCCCGGTTCGCCCTCAACACAGCCCGCCAGGTGCAATTTTGAGCCGGGTGGCCTGGGTAACCGCCACGCCGCGAGTCGCGGCGACCGGAGCCGCCACGACGGTGCGCCTGGCAGGAGGCGGCGACGTCGCTCCCTATTACCGGGGCGGCAACCACTATCGGGCCGGCATCGTCACTTTGCCGCGCTATCGGGCGCAGCTCGGCTTTGACGAGAATGGCTGGACCGGCGGCACCGTGCCGCAGACCGGGAACATCATCTTCAAGCCAGGGCAGCCGAGCCTCGCCGATGAGCTCGCCGCGCTCTACTGGATGGATGCGCCGATCACGGTGGAAACCGGCCTCGAGGGCGGTGCGGTCGCGGTGGAGCTCACCGGGACCGTCGCCTCGGTCGCCGTCGTCGACGGCGCCCTGGTGATCGAGCTCGCCGACCTCTCCAAGGCGCTCGACAAGCCGGTCGTCACCGCCCGCTTCGCCGGTACCGGCGGCGCCGAGGGCGGCGGCGAGGCAAAGGGGCGCGTGAAGCGGCGCAGCTGGGGCCGAGTCTTCAACATCGAGGGCAGGATCCTCGACAAGGCAAACAATGTATTCGAGTTCGGCGATCCGGCCTTTCCCTGGCAGCAATGGGACGTGCTTCGCGACAAGGGCCGTGCCGCGGCACCGGCGCCGGCCGTGCTTGCCTGGCAGGGCTCGGTCGCCGCGACGCTCACCGCTCTCAAGGCGTCGGCGCCGGCGCAGGGCTCCGGGGTTGTCGCCCCGTCGATCGCCTGCGCCAAGTGGTGGACGCAGCCGGCGGGTCCGCTCACGGCCGACGTCCGTGGCGAGATCGGCACCGGCTATGTCGAGACGGCGCCGGAGATCGCGGCGAGGATTAGCACCGTCGCGGGCGGGCCGGGCTTTGCGAACGCCGGCACGATGGCAGCGCTGCGGGCCGGCGCCGCGGGGCTCCACATCGGCGACGAGAACGAGACTGCCGCGGAGGCTCTCGATCGGCTTTTAGGCGGCGTCTCGCTGCTCTGGGTCCTGGAGGCCACGGGGTCGATCCGCCTGCGCGAATGGACGTTCGGCGCGCCGGTGGAGACGGTGATCGCGCGCTCGGTGTCGCGCCGGCGCAGCTTTCCCCCCGTGGAGACCAGGCGCCTCGGCTACCAACGGGCGCACCGCATCCATAGCGACGGCGAGATCGCCGCCGTTCTGCTGATCGAGGACGTCGATGGCCTGCAGGGCGAGCTGGATGCGAAGAGCGCCACCTTCTTCCAGGATGACGTGCCGACCGCAGACCGCATCGGCGACACCTGGATCAGGCCCTCCGACAATCCGCGCGTGCTGAAGGCGTGGGACGGCGACAGCTGGGAGCGGGTGGCCAACGACGTTACCCAAGGCACACATATCGGCGTCGAGAACGGCGCCGACGTGACCAGCCAGATTGATGGCCCCAAGACGATCACGGTCAAATGCGACCATCTCGGCACTCCCAAGGCGGGAGAGCTCAACGCCACGTTCCCTTTCAAGCTGGTTCGCAACGGCGTCGTGGTGACTGCCGGCGTATCCTGGTCGACGCAGATTACGAGCGGAAAGCGAAACAACGCGGACGCCGGCCCGACCTTCTACAATGCGAACGCCTTCGTTGTTAACGGAGTGTTGAACGAGCCACTTTTCTCGTTTGAAACCGACGAGAGCCGGAGCACCTTCAAGGCGACCTATGCGGGGACGGTGCGCACGCTGGAAGTGCTCTTCAGGAAGGAAAAGGATCCGCCGCCCGGGTCCAGCGGCGCCGGCGGCGGCACCGGCGGCACCGGCACCGGCAACTCCGCATCCGTCAATCACGTCAACGGGGTCACCAGCTATCCCGGCACCGCGTCGGCGGGGCCGATCACCTGCAAGTCGGGCTCCGGTGGCGTCGTCAACATCACCGCCTCGCTAACCTTCGGCGCCAGCGTCAACGCCAACCGGCACGGCTGGGGCAAGGTGCAGTTCTCGACCGATGGCTCCAGCTGGTCGGACGTGGAGGCGGAGACGCTCTCTCAGCAGCCCTGGACTAGCTACGACGACGCGGAGGGGCTTCCTGTCCAGCAGGACGGCGTGCTCAACATCGAGGCGCAGAAGACCGGCCTCGATACGTCCGGAGCCACAACCTACCACTTCCGGCTTTGCCTGCGGAACAACAGCGTCGGCACGACCCTCTATTTCACCGGCACGTTCGGGATCCAGGGGGCGTGATGGACTGGCACTTCATCCGCCACGTCGACACGGCCGAGGAGCAGATCGTCGCCGGGCTCGGCGGCATCGACCTGGACCAATGGGAGGCGACGCCGATCGCCCGCGCGCCAGATGAGTTCGAGCGCGTCGTCGACGGCGAGATCGTGCTCGACACCGTGGCGATCGACAGCGCGCTGCATGCCCGCATCGACCGAGCTGCCGGGGAGGTGCGGTGCCGCTTCATCACCGACGTGGCCGGGCAGCAGCTGACCTACGATCGAAAGGAGCGCGAGGCGCGCGCCTGGCTGGCGGCCGAGGCGCCGGAGATCGCCGACTATCCCTTCATCGCCGCGGAGGCTGCGGCGACCGGGGTGGAGCCAGGCGCGGCCGCTGCTGAGATCGTCGCCGCGGCGGACGCCTGGGCCGGGATCGGCAGCGCCATCGAAGGTCTGCGCATCGGTGCCAAGCGCGCCGTGACGGCCGCCTCGACCCGTGAGGCCAAAGAGGCCGCCGCGGCCGTCGACTGGGAGGCCCAGCTACCATGAGCTTCGTCGATCTCGAGCTCGCCCGCTGGCTGAAGGAGGGAGCCCTCTGGACGTCGGCCGACAATGCGGGCGTTGTGGCAGCCTTCGGTGCGATCGCTCGCACCACCGAGATCCGCAGCCCATTGGCGCTGGCCGCCGGCGCCGACGCCGAAGCCGTGCGCCAGGTCGCTTTCCTGGGCGGCCCGCTGGTGGAGGACGTCGCAATCGTTTCCGGCCTTCGCCGGGATCTGCTCGGCCAGGCGATCACGCTGAAGGCAAATCCGCCCGATGGCGAGGCCGCAAGTGCCGTCCGGCAGCTCGGCTACGAGGTCGGGAAGACCGCCTTCGTCATCGCCTACCAGGAGCATGACGACATCGAGCAGACCACCCTTGTCGTCTTGAGGAAGCTCGCATGAGCCGGATGATCCTGTTCGAACCGATGACGCCGGTGGCGCTCAGCACCAGCACCATTCCCGGCGGCCCCGGCATCGGCTCGGGCGCGCAGAACCTCCTCTCGCCAGAACCTAAGGAGGTCTACACCGACAATGGCGGCGGCAGCTGGCGCCATATCGACATCGATTTTGGAAGCCTCCGCGACGTCGACTGCGTCTTCATTGGCTTCACCCGAGGCGCGGCGGCCGATGCATTCTTCTATGTCATGGGAGGCACGAACTCTCCGGAGGAGCGTGAGCTCTCCGGAATTCGGCCGCTCTACTCGCCGAGCTCGTCGGCGGCGCCGAAGCGTCGTCACGCCTTCGTTAAGTTCCCTGCGCTGCAAAACGTCCGCCGCGTCAGCGTGAGGGTCAATTCGAATACGAATAACGAGATGACGATCGGCGTCGTCGCGATCGGCAAGGCGCTTCAGACCACCTACAACCGCGAGAAGGGCGGCGGACGTTCGATCATCGACACCGGCTCGAAAGAGAGCAGGCAGGACGGGGGCTTCGGGACCGGGCACGGCACGACCAAGGCGGGCTTTCGCTGGACCTGGGGAGATCTCTCAGATGCGGAGATCGAGGCGATCTACGACCTCGGTCTCAGGGTCGGCGAGCGGAAGCCGATCGTGGTCGTGGAGGATCCCGACGCAACGACGGGACTGAACGAGCGCCTCCACTACTGCACCTTCGACCGCTTCGAGGCCTACGAGCGAGGTGACCCTGGCAAGCACCGCTGGGCGCTGTCGGTGACGCAATGGGTCTGACCTTCCGCAGGCGTAAGCGAAGCGTCGTCTCGCGCGCGTGGGACAACCGCCTTCACGGTCGGTGGAGGCGATCAAGCTGATGGACGGGAGTGCCGACAGACAGGGCGTGAGCGCCGGGCCTCCACCGGCTGCCGATCCGCAGGATCCGCTGCCCGAGAGCAACTGGACCTGGCGCCGCATCCTTGTTCTCGCCGGCGAGGTCGCGCGGACTGCTGCCCTCGCCTACATCCTCTGGGTGCTTGCGGAAGCGGCCCTGTCCGGCAGCGTCATCGCCATCAAATTCCTTCATGAGCTGGCACGGCTGATCCTGCTCTACGGGCTTATCGACCGGCTCCTCTACCTGGTCGCTCCCTCATTTGAGCAAATCATCAGGGCGGGGCAGCTCGTGGCGGCGGTGAAGGCCGGCCTCAGCTTCCGTAGCGTGGCGAAGGCTGAAGGCCCCGCAGGATCGGCAGTCTCAGACCTGACCGCCGGACCCGCCGCGCCGGCGGTTCCTGCGACCCCGGCTGCTGCGCCCAAGCCGGCGACGCATGTTGCCGCGAGCGTTGTCCCCTCTGACAGTGCTTGGCAGCCCGAAGCGGACCGGCCTTCGTCACGCGACCCTTGGGAGCCGCAGCCGTGA